CAGATTTACTTGACTTTGAAATCCCTTGGGGAACTTTATTCATCGGCGGACTAATAGGCATAGGAGCAGCGATTGCAGCACCAGTACTTGCTATACCTGCAGGCATCGCTGCCGCAATTGTAGCAGTATTTGGTATTCAATTCATGAAAGGCTTACTATCTGATGCATGGGACGGACTGAAAGCTGCATTTACTTGGACAGCAGAAGTAGCGCCATTTTTTGTTAGTGGAATAAGTGGATTGTTTAGCACTGCATGGGAAAGTATAACAAGTATCTTTGACTTTGGTGAAGAAGGATTTAGTTTTTCTACATTATTTGACAATGCGTGGAAAGAAGTGAAACTATTGTTTTCTTTCGCAGGGTCAACCATACTAGGTCTTGGCGATCTTATGGATACAGCCTGGACAAAAGTTACAGGTTGGATGGGCTTCGGAGATAAAACATGGAGCTTCAGTGAGTTATTTGGAAAAACATGGACAACTATAAAAGGTATCTTCACATTCGGAGCAGAAGGATTTAGTATATCTACACTAATGGACAACGTATGGAAAGTTGTTGAAGGCTATTTTTCTTTTGCTGGCAAAGTATGGCTAGGCATTGGTGGACTTATGGATAGTGCTTGGACAAAGGTTACAGGATGGATGGGCTTTGGAGATAAAACATGGAGCTTTAGTGAATTAATGACTACAGCTTGGAAGAAGGTTACAGGATTCTTTAGCTTTGGCACCGGCGAAGAAGGTACAGAATTTAGCATATCTACACTAATGACCACTGCGTGGGAAACTGTTACTGGATTATTCGATTTTGGTGATATGAAACTACCAAGCATATCAGGAATGTTCCAAAGTATAATAGACAAGGTTAAAGCATTCTTTACTTTTGATTTTGAAATGCCTGATTTTAAATCATTTTTACCTAAATGGATGGGAGGCAGCGGAGCAACACTAGACGATACAGCAGGACATCCATCAGCAACAACTCCACAAGTACAAGCACCGACATCGGCAGAGATGGGAGTTGCTATTAATGGAGTTACAGAACTAAGCAAAACACAATCTGCGCTAGCATCTTTTCAATCGCTTCCTACTCTGACACAAAATTTAGAGTCTCTCAAAAAAGGACTTGACATTAACGGAGTAACCAGTTATACTAGTGCTATGGAGAAATTAGTTACAGTTCTGGGTGATTTGAATGATGAACTAAGTCAAGATAATTATACCGGATATGGCAACGGAACAAATGCAGGCAGTGTTGTTTCTAAAATGGATACAATCGGAAGCGGAGGCGGCGGCAACTCCGAAGAGTTAAATAATACGATGAAACTAGTATTAATGTTGTTAACTCAGATGCGCGATCTAGATATTAAAGTCGAAGGTAATACAAGAAATATAGTCGGAAGTAATATAGCCCGCGGTAGAGTATCAACTATAGGGTGATGAGGAAAAATAAATGAGTTGGAAGAAACACTTTACACCAGTAGCAACAGGTGATAATCAAAACGGAAGCTACAGTCCATTTTCAAGTCGTGGTAACGGTAATATGGCTGGTCCAGCACGTTCTAACTATTCGAGTTACTTGCCAGACGTGTATGTAGGTTCGCCAAACAGAGTTGAACGCTACGGACAATATAACACAATGGACCAAGACAGTGAAGTTAATGCTGCACTTGATATCCTTGCTGAGTTTTGCACACAAAAGAACGCATCGAACAACACACCTTTCCTTGTAGACTACAGAGGCGAAAAGGCAACCAATAGCGAAATTAACATTATTGGACAGTATTTACAACAATGGAATAAACTGCAAAGTTTTGAGACAAAGATATTTAGAATACTACGTAACGTATTCAAAATGGGAGATCAATTCTTCCTAAGAGATCCAGAAACTAAAAAATGGTTTCATGTTGATCCTGCAAACGTATCACGTATTATTGTAAACGAAAGCGAAGGTAAGACTCCTGAACAGTATGTTATTAAGAATGTAAACTTTAATTTTAAAGACGGCATTGCAACAACACCATATGTAAACAACGGCAACATGAGCCCAGCAGGCGGCGGACAATACCAATCATCTAGTGCAGCTGGCGGAGCAAAGGGTATAGTTGGAGCAACAGGCAGTATGAGCGGCTCACGCTTTAGTACTGACGATTCAGAATTTACAGTTAACGCAGAACATGTTGTACATTTAAGTTTATCAGAAGGATTAGACAATAACTATCCGTTTGGTAATAGTTTACTTGAAACTATTTTTAAAGTATACAAGCAAAAAGAATTATTAGAAGACGCAATTATTATATATCGTGTACAACGTGCTCCAGAGCGCAGAGTATTCTATGTTGATGTGGGCAACATGCCATCACACCTTGCTATGCAATTTGTGGAGCGTGTTAAGACGGAAATACACCAGAGACGAATCCCATCGTCAACAGGGGGTGGTGCTAATGTCATAGACAGTTCATACAACCCTTTGTCAATCAACGAAGATTACTTCTTTCCACAAACTGCTGAAGGACGTGGTTCAAAAGTTGAAACACTACCAGGCGGTACAAACTTAGGAGAAATTGATGACCTTAGATATTTTACTAATAAGCTCGTACGTGGTTTACGAATCCCTAGCAGCTATCTACCAACCGGGGCTGACGACAGTGCTTCTCAATACAATGACGGACGAGTTGGCACAGCCTACATACAAGAACTAAGATTTAACACTTACTGTGAAAGACTACAAAACTTAATTGTTGAAGAGTTTGACACAGAGTTTAAACGTTACTTGTTAGAAAAGGGTGTTAACATTGATACTGCAATGTTTGATCTTAAATTCCAACCGCCACAGAACTTTGCAAGTTATAGACAAGCTGAAATTGACAATGCTCGTGTGCCAACATATACACAAATGAGTGCTATACCTTATATGTCAAATAGATTTGCATTAAAACGCTTCTTAGGTATGAATGATGAAGAGATTGCAGAGAACGAACGTATGTGGCGTGAAGAGAATGAAGAGAATCTAGAGCCGTTACCAGGCGATACTAGTGCAGAAATGCGTGATGCAGGAATTAGTAGTGCAGGTATCGGCGCAGACCTAGGTGGAATAGAAGATGAAGCTCCTGATGATGTTGACGGAGTCGAAGGCAGTGATGGTGCGGGACCAGAAACTGTTACAGGGCAAGAACTTGGAGCACCAGCTCCAGGAACTGAGCAAACGATATAAATACAATATGATACTAAGAGAATTATTTTATCACGACCGTGAAACTGTTGAATTTGTAGACGATAAACGCTACGAAGAAGACTATGACGATTCGCCAATGAAAAAAGACGATACTCGTAAGACAAGATTGACTCTTAGTCAAATCAATCGTATCCGCAAAGCATCTGAGCTACATACTGAAGAGGCGCGAGAGGAACAAGAGTTCGTTAAGCAAATGTATGGTCTAGCAGCAAACGCAGAGGCAGGCGGAGTTTAATAATTGATAAAAACAGCATTTGTGCTAGGCAATGGTACTAGCCGAAAGTCAATCGATTTGAATCAACTAAACGACAAAGGAACTGTATATGGCTGTAATGCTTTATATAGAGAATTTGATCCTAATTTTTTAGTTGCAGTTGACACTAAAATGATTCTCGAAATTAATCAAGCAGGATATCAGCACAGTCATTCAGTTTGGACTAATCCTAATCGTGCATATAATGGAATAAGTGGATTTAACTTTTTTAATCCTAGTAAAGGATGGAGTAGTGGTCCTACTGCGCTATGGCTTGCTAGTACACACGATACACAAGATATTTATATAGTTGGTTTTGACTACCAAGGCATTGATGATAAAATTAATAATGTATATGCCGATACTCGTAACTATAAAAAAAGTAACGAACGTGCAACATTTCACGGCAATTGGTCAAAACAAACTATGATTACTTGCCAAAAATATTCTCAAAAGAGATATATACGTATATTAGGAGATGACGGCTTCATTCCAAAAGAGTTTGAAAGATTATCTAATCTAGAACATATTAATGTTGAAGAATTTAAAAAAATCTTCAACTTTTCGTAAATTTACGAAAACGAGTCGTTTTGGGCCTATTTCTACATACATTTCTGTATAAATAGTAAATACAATATGACAGCCCCGCACATGTATCTTTGCCTGTGCGAACTAAACATTTATAGGAGTTAACAATGTCAGATCAAAATAAATTTGAGAAGATGCTAGAGCTACTTGTCAACGAAGACAAGACGGCAGCAGAAGAATTATTTCATGAGATCGTAGTTGAGAAATCACGCGATATCTATGAGTCACTACTAGAAGACGAAGCAGAAGTTGATGAAGCTGATGACGAAGCAGTAGATGAGTCAGACGAAGACCTAGACGAAGCAGATGACGAAGAAGTTGATGAGTCAGACGAAGACTTAGACGAAAACTTTGAGTTAGACACAATGAGTGTTGAAGCAGACGACGACATGGGCGGCGATCCAGCTGACGATATGATGACTGACCTAGGCATGGACGACGAAGGCGGAGAAGGCGACGACGATATGGGCGATGCAGAAGATGATGCAGGCGTTGAAGATCGTGTAGAAGACTTAGAAGATGCATTAGACGACCTAAAAGCAGAATTTGAAAAAATGATGGCTGGTGACGACGAAGGCGAAGACGACGGCGAAGAAGCTGACGATGCTGAAGACGACATGGACATGGATGCTGAAGAAGAGCCAGAAGAAGCAATGGCTTTTGAAGCAGCAGATGAAGAAGTTGAAGAAGCAGATGAAGAAGTTGAAGAAGGCGATAAGTCAGCAACTGAAACAATGCGCGAGTATGTTGAAAAAGTATCAGCTACAATGGGTGACAACGGTGCAAACTCAAAGTCATCAGTAGCAGGCGCAAACAACATGGGCGGAACAGCAGGTAACTTGAATCAATCAGCAGTAGCTGGAGATCCAGAAGCCGGAGCAGGTTCAACTGTTAAAGGTTCAGCACTTAGTGATACAAGTGCAAAAGACATTGGTACTGGTAACATTAATGTTCCTGGTGGCAAGGCTGCAAAAGCAGGTAAAACTGTTCCTGCAGGGCATGGCGCAGAGAAAAAAGGCGCTGGCGAAACTGCTGACAAGGCAGCTGGCAGTACTTTAAATAAAGTATCTACTAGAGCTAAGTAAGCAAGGTTAAGGACTGATTGATGAAAAACCTACAAGAGCATTTGACATTCGACCAAGCTAATATAGTGCTTGAAGGCGCCAACGAAGGAAAAGACCTTTACTTAAAAGGTATTATGATCCAAGGTGGAGTCCGCAACGCTAATCAGCGAGTGTACCCTGTAAATGAAATAGGCAGGGCTGTCAAAACTCTCAATGATCAAATTACTGGAGGATACAGTGTCCTTGGAGAAGTTGATCATCCAGAAGGTCTTAACATTAATATCGACCGTGTAAGCCATATGATTACGGAAACGTGGATGGAAGGCGATAACGGTTATGGTAAGCTAAAAATACTACCTACACCGATGGGAAACCTAGTTAAAACAATGTTGGAAAACGGCGTTAAACTAGGTGTCTCGTCACGTGGTAGCGGTAACGTGGCAGAAGACGGTAGCAATACCGTCTCTGACTTTGAAATAATCACTGTGGACGTTGTGGCTCAGCCTAGCGCCCCTGGTGCATATCCTACTCCAATTTATGAGACACTCATGAATGCACGAGGTGGAATGAAGGCATGGGAACTAGCACAGGCAACAAAGCACGACACAAAGGCACAAAAGTATCTTAAGGAATCACTAATCAGTATGATTAGTAAACTCCAATGAAACAGGAGAAAGAAATGATAGATGCACTAAAAACTCTATTTGAAAATGACGTTGTTTCAACTGAAATTAGAGATCAAATTGAAGAAGCTTGGGAAGCAAAGATTCAGGAAAACAAAATGCAGGCAACTGCTGAGTTACGTGAAGAGTTTGCTGGTAAGTATGAGCACGATAAATCAACTATGGTTGAAGCTATCGACTCAATGCTATCTGAGCGTCTTGCTGAAGAGATTGCAGAGTTTGTGGATGACCGCAAGCAGCTCGCAGAAGCAAAAGCAAAATATGCTATTGCAATGCGTGAAAATGCAAATCTACTAAAGGGTTTCGTTGCTGAAAACTTAGCAACTGAAATTAAAGAATTAAGAGCAGACAAGAAAGCAATGGCTGAATCATATGCCAAGCTTGAAGAGTTTGTTGTTGAGTCTCTAGCAGGTGAAATTGTAGAATTCAATGAAGACAAAAAAGACTTAGCAGAAACCAAGGTACGCCTTGTACGTGAAGCTAAGACACACTTTGCTAAAGTTAAAACTAACTTTATCGAAAGAAGTGCTACAGCAGTATCTGAAATGGTTGGCAAATCACTTAAAGGTGAAATCCATGCATTGAAAGAAGATATTGACGCAGCGCGAAGCAACGACTTTGGTCGTAAGATATTTGAAGCATTTGCAAATGAGTATACAACTTCACACTTGAATGAAAATTCAGAAGTTAGTAAGCTTATGGACGTATTAAATGTTAAAGATAAGCAATTAGTAGAAGCGAAAGCCTTTGCTACTAAAGCTAAAACACTTGCAGAATCAGCAAACAAAGAGAAATCTCGTTTAGTTGAGACAGCAAAGAGAACTAAGATTATGACTGGGTTGATTTCGCCACTAGGCAAAGATCAACGCGAGATTATGACAGACTTACTGGAATCAGTACAAACCGATAGACTTCAAAAATCTTTTGACAAGTACTTACCATCAGTTATTGACGGAAATACTCCAGCAAAGCGTAAGGCACCCCTTACAGAAGGCAAAGAAATCACAGGCAACCGTACGGAACAACCAAAAATGACAACTAAAGCAGACGAAACAAATAATAATGTCCTAGACATTCGTCGTCTTGCTGGATTAAATTAAGGAGATAATGATGTCAGAATTACTAGAATCACGCTGGGTAGACACCAAAAACGCACTTCTTGAAGGCCTGCAAGGCAACAAGAAAAGCGTAATGGCTGCTACACTAGAAAACACTCGCAAGTATTTGTCAGAGAGTGCAACCGCAGGCGCAACTTCAGCAGGTAACGTAGCTACACTTAACCGTGTAATCCTACCAGTTATCCGTCGTGTTATGCCAACAGTTATTGCTAACGAATTAGTTGGCGTACAACCAATGACTGGACCAGTTGGTCAAATTCACACATTACGTGTACGTTATTCAGAAACAATGGATGACACAAGTACAGGTGACACTGATACTACAGCAGGCGAAGAGGCTCTAAGCCCATTCAAAATTGCTGAAGCATATTCAGGTGATGCTACAACTGCAAAAGCTGCAAGTACTGCTTCTTTAGAAGCAGAACCAGGCAGAAAAATGTCAATTCAAATCTTGAAGCAGACAGTAGAAGCTAAGACACGTAAATTGTCAGCTCGCTGGACGTTTGAAGCTGCACAAGACGCACAGTCTATGCATGGTATTGATGTTGAAGCAGAAATCATGGCAGCTCTTGCACAAGAGATTACTGCTGAGATCGACCAAGAAGTAATTGGTTCACTTGTAACTTTGAGTGGCACTGCTGCACAAATTTATAACCAAACTACTGTAAGTGGTACAGCTACTTTCGTAGGTGATGAGCATGCTGCACTAGCTGTTCAAATCAACCGCGTAAGTAACTTGATTGCACAGCGTACACGTAGAGGCGCAGGTAACTGGGCAGTGGTATCACCATTTGCACTAACTATCCTACAGTCTGCTACAACTTCAGCGTTCGCAAGAACAACTGAAGGTACATTTGAAGCTCCAACTAACACTAAGATGGTTGGTACTTTGAACAATGCAATGAAAGTATATGTTAACACATATGCATCAGATGCAGCTCCAGTTCTTATTGGATACAAAGGCGCAAGTGAGTCGGACGCAGCAGCGTTCTATTGCCCATATATCCCACTAATGAGCTCAGGCGTTGTATTGGATCCAGGTACGTTCGAACCAACAGTATCATTCATGACACGTTATGGATATGTTGAGTTGAACAACACTGCTTCATCGCTTGGTAATGCAGCTGATTACTTAGGTAACGTTGGCATTGCTGCTGGTGTAACTTTCCAGTAAAGTTTTACTTTAAAGCTGAAATTAAAAAGGGCTCCTTAGGGGGCCCTTTTTTACGACTTGATAAAATAATAAGGAATACACATGGACATAGTATTAGTAGTAAGTCTTTTTTTAGTTTTGTTTATATTTGAACCAGGCAATAAGAAGATAAACGCTTATTGTAAA